ACACCTAAAACATCACTCAATGCCTGACCAACTTCTCTTTCAGAAGCAGTTGTGCTATTTAGGTAGTTGCTGGCTTTTTTACGCAAGTCTGACTCAATACCCTTGAATGTTTGACCATCAAGTTTTTGACCAGAAAATTTACCTAATACTACATTATTGAGTGTTTCGGCAACTTCTTGTCTTTGGTTTGCTGATAAATTTGTGTTTTTGCTTAAAGACGAAAGAATATTGCTTGTGGTTGCAAAATCCAAATCAAACGACATTTTTGCCAACACTTCATCATATTTTTTTGATACCTCATCTGAAGCGTACTTGATTGCATCTCTGCCAACTACATCAGCAGGAAGTTGTAATTTATCTGCTTTTTTTGGATCGCTTGCTTTGCCCAATGCTTTGTTAATAATGCCTTTATTAAAGTCAAACAAAACACGCTGTCGTGCGTTGGTAATACTATCTCCTATGAGAGGTAGATTTTGTGCAAATTCTTCAAATGTATTAAATTTGCCACCTAATGTTTGACCTGTTGTTGGAGTAATTCCAAGGTCACGCATAGTTTGTTCTGCTTTAGAAACAAGCGGATTTAATGCTCTGCCAACACCAGAAACAATTTTTTCTCCAATGGGAGCCGTTACCCCACTAACAATAACTTGTTCGGCTTTTTGACTACCAAAGTCACCCTCTCCTGTAACTGGTTGCATTGCTCCACTAGCAACTCCACTACCAACTGCTTGCGTAGTTCTGCCATAACCAGCACCACGCGCTAATTGAGCCGCTCTTGTGGCGGGAACAATAGAAGCAGGATTAATGATGTTTCCCGCTAATCTAGACACATCAAAGCCTGTTTGACCTTGAGCCTGACGCTGTTGTTGGTATGCCTGTTCTTCAGCACGAGCAAGTTCATCCATGCGCTGTGCTTCGCTTGTAAAGAATTCACTAACAGGGTTTTTGTATGCTCCAAATCCTGAAGTTACGCCAGCCAAAGCCCGTGGCAACAATTGCGCTCCACCTGTAATGGGGTCTTTTAACCCCATCATAAATCCTGAAGATGGTGGCGTTACTTGCGTTTGAGGAGCAAGCAGTTTTTCTATTTGTTCGTCAGTAGTTCCTTCTGGAAACTCAATAACGTCATTGCCTACTTGTACATATATTGATGCCATCTTATTCTCCAGTCACGGATTCTATTTTTCCAGTTGCGGGATTTAATCTTTTGGTCACTCGTGGCGCAGATGGCGCTGGTTGGATTGGTTGCAAAGGCAAATCACCACCAGTTTTTCCAGTTTTTACTTGTTCTTGCAAACGAGCAATATTGTTTCTTGTTTTCTTTTCTGCGCTTTCCAAAATACGTTTCATTGATTCTGGTTCTAGGCGTTGCTCTCCTGCAACAACTTTTTGCAAGTACTTTAATTCTTCATTGGAATCATTGCCACCAAATTGTTGCAATCTTGGAATAACAATTTCGCCAATGTTAGCAAGGAAAACTTCTGTATTTTGTACCTTCTTAGAATCCCCAATCATTCCACCAGAATATTTAGCAATAAATCCTTTTTCAGGGCCATAAGCACCTGCATAAATACCTTGCCCAACCAACTTTGTTGCGTCTTTTATTGCGGTTTGTAAAGAATATTGCTCCTCAATGTTAGCAACCTTACCACCAATATTTTTACCTGCTTCTTTTGATGCGGCTCCAGAATCAATCGTTATGCCACCAATAATTACATTACCAGAACCCTTTTTTTCACCTTCAAGTTTATTTTCAATAAACTGATTCATTCTGTTTTTAAATGTTTCTGTTTCTGGCATTATTCCAGCATCAATAAGAGTTTGAGCAAATGGCGAGATTTTATCTTTTGAATTATCTAAACGTTTTATTTGCGCTACTATGCTATCGTATTGAGGACTACCCTTATCTTGCCCCATTGCTTTCAAAGTTTGTAGTTGTGTTGTTAAAGATCCAATTTCTTGAGAAATTTGTATAACGTCAGCAACCTTATCGGGTTTTGGAGTAGTCAATGCTGAAAGTTGGTTGCTAAGAAATGCAAGTGTGTTTCTTTTTTTATCCGAATCTGGCTCCGCTGTAACTTGGTTTATTTGTTGCCTTAATGTTGCTGATGCCAAAGCATTGCGTTGTTCTGGAGTCATCTTTTCAGCAGTTCTTTGCTGAATCAAAGCGTTTTCACTTTGTGCTTTACGCAAATAGTTTGACAACTCTAGCGCACCACGCTGATCACCTGCGGAAGCAAGCCTTTGTATTGCGCTTTGTAACGATGCTGGATTTGTTGGATCAACCTCTTGCATAACAGCATTTCGTGCGCTTATGAGTTTTAACTGTGGGTCTTCAGCACCCATAGCACCACCAATGCCACGACCTAGTTGAGCCGCACCTGCGTAAAGCATGGCACGACCGAACTCATCAGGAGCCATTTGGCCTAGTTTTGCACCCTCTGCCAAGCCCTGTTGAGCCATTTGTTGTTGGTACATCTCAGGAGTAATACCAAACAACCCTCCTACGATATCTGTTGCCATGATTACTCCTTAAAACTGTTGTTGCATTGGGTCATAGTAGCCAGTATTAAATACGCTACCAGAAGCACCAGTATTTGTTGGCGCAGAAGTCAACCAACTAGCCAACCCTTGACCCAAGGTAGATGTAGGGCTTCCCAATCCACCCAACAAATATGCGCCTGGACTTGTCGTAGCCGCTGGAGATGTTCCATAACCTGCCGCTAAACTTGTTCCAGTAAGTCCTAATCTACCTGCATTAGCACCCGCACCAGAGATAGATGTACCCAAACCAGTACCCAAGGTAAATGGTTGTTGCGCCATAGCCTCTAAGTTACCTGCTTGACCAAACAAACCTGCACCATAAGTAACTTGTTGTTGACCAGCCTGTTGAGCATTTGCCGCCAATTGAGCATCTTGTTGTGCCAAAGCGTTGTAATAGGCTTCCAATTCAGGGTTAGAACCCATCAAACCTTGTGCGCCACTTGGACGCAAACCAGTAGAGCCTACTGACAAACCACCACGACCTGTTTGGAATTGTTGGTTTCTGATAGCGGCTAACTGTCTTTGACGACTAGGATCGAGCAAATCATATTGCTTTGCCATGTATTGTTGAGCAACTTCTTCAGGAGATTGCGCTAAATATCCTGCACCAAGACTTAGAAGGCGATTCTGAGCAGAAGTAATCTCAGGAGCCGCTGTATAGCCTGCGCTTACCAATTGACCAGTAGTAGGATCAACTTGGAAGTTTGATGTGCCAAAGCGTGTTGTAACGCCTACTGGACGGAACTGTGAACCAGAAACGGCTGAACCAGTTGCCGCCATCAAGTCTTGTTCTGCCTTTCGTGCCGCATCCCTTGACGCTTGAGTTTGCACTAAGCCACCAGCAGTTTGAAGCCCACCTTGGACAATCCCTTTTTGACTTAGGAAGTTCATTGCCCCTTGAGCCGCACTACCACCAGCCGCCAATGCTTTTTTAACTGCGGCTTGTGTAGCCGCATCTAGAGAGGATAAAGCGTTATTTCCTCCATAGGTTTGTGGAATCAAAGCATCAATCTCAGCCTGTGTATAAGGTGTGCTACCAGTACCAGCGTAGCCTAAATCACCATAGCCATAAGTGAAATCTTGTATAGATGGCGTACTACCAACGCCCCCATATTGATAGCCTTCACCACCATATCCATAAGTAAAGTCTTCTAATGCCATGTTATTTGCTCCCGTTGTTCCTTGTCCTGAAGTTCCACCAGAACTTAATAAAGTAGATGGTGTTACTTGGCTTATTGCGCCACTTGTTAATCCACCCGTTAATGCTTGCTCTGGCGTTGCGCCACTCAATAATCCACCAGTAGTGCCACTAGCCACATTGCCAGCAAAACTAGAACCTGTTTCTGTGCCTACTGCACCACCTACTTGACCAGCGGCTTGGCTAATAGCATAGTTTTTGGCAACATCTTCAAGACTAGCACCTTTGTCTAAGGCAACTGCCGCTTGAGCCGCAGAGGTATAAGGAGTGGCTTGCCCTGCTGTTGCAACATTTACAACAGTTGCCCAACCGCCTGGCACTACCTCATTTACTGTGTCATCAACATCAGCCGCCGCATCTGAAACACTACTAACTATATTTTCTGGTGCGCTGATAATTTCTTCAATAATTCCACCGCCACCACCTTGGGGTTGAATCTTTCTGTCTCCCACATGGCGAAACGCACGAATTGGGAGGTCTGGTATGCCTAATAAAGCAAGATTATTTCTCATATATTTGCCTTCCAGTTGTACTGTGGCAAGTCAGATGCTTGTACATTCAAACCAAGACGCTTCATCAGTTCAACAATTCCTTTGTTATCTGCTTTCCCGTAGACAGTCTTAATACCTAAAGCCTTGCCTCTCCTGACAAAGCCAATAACAGCCCTTGCCAATGTCGTAGGGTTGTCTTCAGTAAACAAATGAATTTCTGCTGATGTTGGGTTAATCTTACGCACCAAAAGCACAGAATCATTCTCTTGCATCAAAATACCAGACTTGTTCTTGACAGACTGATTTACAGCAAGCAACGCTTTATTAGGGTCAATTTTGCGCTTGACCGCATCTGCTTTGATGATTTCTGATGCTTTCATGCTTACTCCGATTTATATTTCAAACATTTTTTATGTTATGCCTAAAGCAGTTTTAAGTTTTGCCAATTCTGTCGGGCTTTCCAAAATCATATCGGTCAATGATTTGGGTGCTATAAATTCAACTATTGTTTGTGTAGGAGGGTTAGGGTCTGTAAATTCACCATTTAAATAATGCCAATTTGGACTTACATTGTCTGCTTGAATAGCCTCATGCCCCACATCAAATCCAGCGGGGGGCGTAGAAGGCTGTTCTTCATACTCAATGACGTTGACAACAACGCCATCTTTAACAATTGCATATTTCATACATAATACTCCTGAACAATAATTACACCAGAGCCGCCCGCACCACCAGCCTGACCGCCAGCCGTTGCACCATTACCACCAGCACCTACTGCATAAGAATAAGTAGATGAGGGAGACGCTATTAGTTTTTCGACATAACCACCAGCACCACCACCCGCACCAATAGAAGATGCATCAAGCGCACCTGATGGATAACTATTATTACCACCAGAACCACCGCCACCTGAATTTGTTGCCCCCGCAAAACCTGCATTATTAGATTGTGCCCCTAATGCCCCACCGCCAAAGGCAGAACTACCGCCTTGTCCACCAATACTTCCTGCTGTTGTTCCTGTGCCTCCACTAGCACCACCACCGCCTTTAATATTGATGTCTCCACCACTAGCCGCACCGCCAGCGCCTCCACCTGACCAATTTCCACCACCAACACCACCAGAACCAGTTAAAGTGCTAAAAGTAGTATTACCGCCTGTTGACCCAGAATTTGTAGCAGATGCACCCCCACCGCCACCACCGCCAACAAGCCGAACCCAAATGGCTTTGCAGTTTGCAGGAGTTGTATAAGTACCAGACCCAGAAGTAAATACTTGAACTGTATGAGGGACTGTAGTTAAACCAGTTCCACCATTAGCAACAGGTAATGTTCCTGTTACACCAGTAGACAAAGGCAAACCAGTTGCATTAGTTAGAGTTCCACTTATAGGAGTTCCCAAAACTGGAGTTGTCAATGTTGGGCTTGTTAAAGTTTTGTTTGTGAGTGTTTCTGTACCTGTATAAGTAACAATAGATGCACTTGCCAATGTAGAAGCACCCGTACCTCCATTAGCAATAGGAAGCGTTCCTGTTACGCCTGTACTTAAAGGTAAGCCTGTGACATTGGTCATCACACCTGATGCTGGTGTTCCAAGCGCAGGAGTTACCAAGGTAGGAGAATTTAAATCAGCCTTTGTAGCAACTGCCGTAGCAATGTTGTCAAACTCTGTATTTATCTCAGTTCCCTTGACAACCTTATTTGCGTTACCAGACGCAAGCGCATCCTTTGCCGCAAAGTTGGTGGTTTTTGTGTAATCGGTCATGTTTATTCCTTACCCAAGTTTTCCGTTTTTAGCCTGAATCTCAATCTTTTGAACACTTATAGGCGCACCATTTATCTCAATTTCATAGGCTGTTTGGACAACTTTTCCATAGCCTGATGCTTGCCCAACCAAAGTCCCAATTTGTACGCCAGTGGAATAGTATGCAACTGGACTACCATTTGCACCATATTCAGCAATTCCATATTCCGCTACTGTTGATATAGGAATAAGTGCTTGTGTGGCGTAATACTGACCAGAAAAATCATAAGCCCATTTTATTGTAAATATTTGGTTTGTACCGCCTATCACCACCACAGAAATCTTCTTCACAATAGAAGTAATGTTCTGATCGCCTAAGTCAGCATAGTTGGTGTAATACTGAAACCGATAGGTAGAAGAATCATCAAAGTAAGTACCATACTTACCAATGTATCCATTCTTGCCAATTAACAAATCGCCATTCCTACGGGAATACAACGCAATTGGCTCAATGCTGTCCCAAGTCGTTACCCTTGCTGAACCATCCTGTAACTGAGCCTTTGTATCAAATACATAGACTTGTTTTGCAATAGGTAGTGTTAAAAGGTAAAAACCATTGACTTCTGAGTAAACAGCCTTAATGTTTGCCAAAGTCTCTGACTCAACATATTGCATCAAGTCATTACGCACATTCTTAGACAAATCACGCAAAGGTGCAGACTTCTCTTGAATAGTACGCATCAGGCTACGAACACCTGAGTTTGACAAGAAAACAATGTCTGATGCAGTCGTAACAATCGAATCCCTTGACAGACATCCAATGTTGCCAATACTGTCGCTCAAAGACATGGTAGAAGGCGTTGTAGCACCTGAGTAAATCAATATCTGGCGTTTGCCAAAAATGATAAGAAACCCATTGTGTGCGCCAAGACCAATTATTTGATCTGCGCCATTAGGCCAAACTCTAGAAACATCCAAAGAACCAGATGTACCCCCCGTCCAGTTATGCCCTGCCAATAAGTCAGAGAAAGTAATCGTTACGTTATTTGTTGTTGTTTCTGCTACCCATAATCTACCAAATGCAGATATAGCAATGTTTCCCAAAGGAACTGTGCCTGTGTAGCCTGTTTTCTCAGATACCCTACGATAAGTCGTAGTTGATACAGCAGGGTCATAGATCAATGGGTCATACCCAGATTGAAAGAAGTAGGTTATTCCATTCAAAGATGCACATTGCCAGTTGCTTGCCGTAATAGTAGGGGCTGTACCCCCTCCCCCATAGGTCAATTCCACAACAGCGTTAGAGCCATCCAACTTGAATAACTTGTTGTTTCCAGCAAATAACACAGTCAATGTGCCATCTAATTGCACCAATTCATGTATTACTTTTACGTCATTTGCGCCTAAATTACCGCTAGATGAGTTAACCCTTGACCAACCTTTTCTAGCCCCAATACGTCCATATTGGTCAATTACACAGTTGGTGGCAATAGCCGCATAACCCGCCTCTAGCGTCAAGGGCGAATCTTGGGTGTTTAACCCAAAGAAGCCTGGTGCTTGGATGCTAAAGGTTTTTAAGGCTTGGGTCATACAGAGACAAACTCCTGATTCTCAGGATAGCGTGTGCCTTCCAATGCAATATAGTCTGACAGCATTGCTCTATATAAGTTGTATGCCTCTGAAGAAGATAAGCCACCATCCTCACCACGCTCTACCAAAGCACGAGCATAGGCGTTTTGCGCCACCAAAGTATCAGGCACTTTTACAACAGTTGAGTCTGAAGTCAAAGTGGCTTGTGGTATAACCAAAGCAAATGGGATGCTATATACGCCATCAGGACGAGGATATAGCGTTACCTTCGTATCGTAACTACCATCTACGCCATCAAAGGAATAATAGGCAGGGATGCCGTTTACAGGGGTGGAGAAGTTCTGATAGCGGTTCATAGTAGCAAAGTCGATATTCTTCATACCAATATTGCTTGTGACGTTAATCACATCTTGAACTTGGAACTTCTGACCAGCACCAGTTAGCGCATAGGAATATGTGCCTGAAGTGGTAGACAAGGTAATTGTCGTGCCAAGGACATTCCAAGCGTAGGCATCTTCAATTTGACGCTTTGCATCATTGACAAACTTACCAATTAGGCTTGAGTAAGTTGTTTCTGTACTTGTTGTTACCACAGGCTCTCTAAGCCTAACCAATACATCGTTAATCAGTTCTAAATAGGTCATGCTCTAGTCAACCCCACTTGTTCAAATGTTGCTATAAAACTGAATGTGCTTCCAGACTCAGTAGTTATTTTGAGTTGATCGCCTTCTTCTA